TAAGGGAGATGGTTGAAAATCTGAGGAATGCCGTTCGAAAAGGCAAAGTACCAAGATTGATAGCTATAGCTTGTATGAAGGATGAGTTGCGAGATATTCCCCGAGTTGAAGAGGGGAAGACTAGAATTTTCTGTGTAGGAGATTTTATTCATATGATATGGACTCGCATGGTTCTTGGAAATCTGATTATTTGGTTAAAAGAACATAGAGCACAAACAATGGGAGCAATAGGAACAAATGTTCATGGATTCGATTGGAGTGTTTTAATGGCCAAGATTTCTGGGAAAGGAGTGAATTATGGAGGAGGAGATTATGGAGGCTATGATACAGGTCTTCGTTATTTTTTTGGATTCCTTTTAGGTTTATTTTGCTGTGGTGAAATGGGACTAGATTGGAAAACAGATGGAAGAGAAGTTTTGTACTGTTGTCTTTCTTCAACCTGCCCCTTGTTGGTTGTTGGAAGATATGTATATGATTTTGATTTCATGAATCCCTCAGGTGGATTTTTGACAGGGTTTTTAAATACTTTTGTCAATATCTGCCTTTTCCATATATTCTTTTACAAACTGAGAGTTGAATGTAAGGAATCTGGTTGTGAATGTGGCTTTAGTGTCGCAGTCTTTAATGATATAGTTAAAGCCATTTTTTATGGTGATGACAATATTTTTTCAACAGTTCCTGGAATAGGAGATCATTTTAATATGATCAATATTTCTCGGTTATGTAAGGATATGTTTGGGATGGAGTACACTACGGCCTCCAAAGGCGTAGTGGAAAGCCCATTCATTCAAAAAGAAGAGGTTGAATTTTTGATGAGGCGATTTGTTCAGAAAGGCAATTTTACCTTAGCTCCCTTGGATAAGGATTCTATTTATTCCATGATTCTGTGGATAAGAGATAAAAAATCTGAGGTTGAGAATCAAGATCAACTTCAACAAAACATCGACACGTCTCAGATGGAGATGTTTTATTATGGACGAGAGCAGTTTAATTTCTATACGAATCAGTTAAGAAATTATTCTCGCACTCGTAATGTGAATTTTGAATTTAGAACTTATGAGTTCTATCAGGCCCGGCATATAGCGGCCTATGGATCCTAAGTTTAAACAAAGCCTAGCTCTAGGCTAATAAATTGAGCAACATCTAGCTCTAGATGTATAAAATTGAGCAAACTATGATTGGTCTAAAATATCAATCGTTTCAAAGATCTTCATGTTCAGGGAAAGCTGAGCGACTAGGTTCAGGTTATGAACCAACCTTAGTCAAGCTCTAGACTTTAAATTGAGTTTTCCGGATCAAAGGAATGGACGTAGTGCGTGTTCAAGCACTACGGATCTCGTTGATCTATATTGAACATTTAGTGGTTGTCAGATAATCGTGTTGACAACAGACTTTGAATCGATTGCAGAACATAAAAGTGATGCAAAGGACCATATTGTCCTAGGAGGAGAGGAGCAGGATCGTCGGATGGAGAATGTTGATAATAACACTCAATTCGATGCGAATGAAAATATTGTTGTAAAGCGTGAGGTTCAAAAACTCATGCTTTTCGACAAGGTTTATATAAATCAAGTTCCAACGAAGATTTTGGATCGTTGGGTGCCTTTAGGAGCTGGATTGATAAATGGAGCACATCCATTGTTAATGTATACTCCTTTTGACACTCTTCTGAATACGGACTATATAAAACAAGCGCTTAAAACGTTTTTTTTATATGAGAGCAAAAGTGGAGCTTAAGGTCGTTTATTCGACCTCGATATGGAATTATGGAGCAGTATTTATTTCAAACATATCTGGAGGATCATCAGCAATAGTTACTAATAACTATGCATGGTTTAATTCTGCAGTGCCCGGAACATCGGGAGCAAGTTATGGAAAGGTATTGTCTCACAATCCAATAATATTGGACCTGAGTCAACAGGAGGAGATAATTTTTGATCTTCCTTGGATATCACCAGCAAACTATTTGTCGTTGAAAGCTTTTTATGATTCGTCAGATCCTGCAAATACAACGACGATAAATTTTGCCGATAATATGTTTCGATTTGCGATGTATCAAACATTGCCAACGGGAGCATTAGATTCTTCGGTAACAACGGATTTCAATTTTAACTTGTTTGCTCGTTTTCAAGATGTTACCTTACAGGGTTTCACATTTGATTCATCAATATCATCATTAAAAACTGAAGTGGAAGCACAATCAGCTTTTGTGATGTCAGCGTTGGGAGGAATAGCGTCGCAAGCAACGCCAGTAGTCTCATCATGGTTGAAGGCGCAGGCTGACCGAGCTATTAAGGCAGGACTTGGAAAGGCAGAAGGTTTTATGGATGATTATTTAGATGGAGACGAAGAGAAGAAGGTGATGGAAACGTCGGATAAGAGAGTTGAGGTAGATAGACAAACAAGCAATGTATTGCCTGATATGTATGGAGATTTGGTTGCTAATAATCAAATGTGCAAAGCAGTTTTACCGGCTCGCCCCACACCATCAGCTTGGCATCGAATATTGGATTTTGTTCGGAAGCCGTCTTTTATAGGCTCTTTTGCTTTGGCTGGTGAGGGAGCAGCCCCACTTTATTATTTTAATCCTTATCCCAATTCTCTTGATACGACTTATAACACTGTCACTACTGATCGTATAGCGTACGTTTCACAGTATGCTCGATTTTGGAGAGGTTCTTTTATTTATACTCTTCTGTTTATGACTTCTCCAATGGTCTCAGTTAAGTTCAAGATTGTTCTCGTCTGGAATTCAGAAGACAATGTAACAAGTAGGCCTGAATCGTTGTTGACTAGAATAATAACGGTGCGAGGAACGACAGTAGTTGATATACCCGTTCCGTTTCTTTATTCGCAGCAGTGGTTACCAACGGATTTAGGAATAATAGAAACAGGAGGGGCATCACAGAAGGGGCCAGTGAATACTCCATCTTTGGTAGTAACTCGCTATCAACCCGCCTATTCCCCAGGCGACATACCTGCTCAGGTTCATCTGCACGCGTGGCGGCGTGCGGGAAAAGATTTTGCTTTTTCTTCTCTTAGAGAAGCGGGATCTTATACAGGGGATTTGCCATTAGTCGTTGACGCTCAAATGAGAGTCAATGATCTTTTAAGTGAAGACGTAGCCCTTCTTGGCGCGTCTGATTCACTTGTCTTCCAAGGAAGGGATGTGATAGAGTTTTTAGAGGATATAGCATCGCGTTTTTCATGCGATCAAACCTCATCAACAACTTATCCCACTCCTATTGATTGGGTGACAAGTAATGGGCATTCAAATGTGGACACTATATCCAATTTGTTTTACTTTTTTAGAGGTTCCATAGATTATAAATTTATTGTTACAAGCCCAGGAACCTCAACCCGAGTTGCCGTAGTTGCCTCACCATATACAGACAAAACTTTACGCGCAGGTTATACTGCGCTGAATTCTGTCAGTGATGGGGAGGTTGCTATTGATCCGAGATTTACAGGAGTCTTGGAATTTAGGCAGCCGGCTTTGGCGCTGTACGATTGGCTAGAAATGCCATCAGATGGTACAGCCTACTATCCTATGACAAATGCTACTCCCGTGCTTTTTGATGTGTTGAGTGATGGAACTGCAGTCATTTTTGGATTTTGTCTAAGAAAGATAACAGCTGATTCTTCGTTTTATTACGAGATACCACCACCATATTCTAATGTATGGGCTAGCACCTGATTTTTATTGGGTTCCTCTGTTAATGGTTTTAATGAAATTTTACCTAGGGGGGAGCG